CTCCTTGGGACTGGTCTGAAGGCTGAGCGGGTTGCACCATCGGGATAGGTGGATGTTCTCTATTTTGACCGGTCGCTGCCGCGCCCGCTGCTATTGCAATCAGCGCAGGTGCGACCTCGATTCCCTGTCGTTGAGCTTGAGAAACCAAGCCGGGCAGATCGCCACGGAGATCGAGCGGGATCATCGCGACATCTTCAGGCCGGGCCTTGGCCAGGAATTCGATCATCGGCGGGTAACGAAGAAGAGAAGCAGCGGCATGAGAGGCAGCCAAGATGCCTCCGGATTCAAGGCCTGTCGTGAGCAGGGGCGGGATATGCCCGCCAAAAAACCCACGTATGGCCCAAATAATCGGGGCGGCCGCCGCCCAGCGTCCTCGGTTCCACCACTTTCCTGCGCTGGCCTCCACCGCGGCTTTCTTGGCAGCGGTGATGTCGCCGGCGGAAATGGTCTGGTGAGGCTCAGGGGTATACCTGCCGAGGTCCATGACGGACTTCTGGGCAGGAACTTTGATGTCAGTTTGCACTCTCTGTCGAATATCTTGTGCGAGATTAGCCAGCGAGTCCGAATACCGGCGTAAGTCGGCGATGCCACGATCACCCGACTTGCCGGAGAATTTGTCCGCGGCAACCAAGGGGTCTTTGGCAAGGAGAGCTTGTGCGACAGGTGACCCAGAGGAAGAAGGCCCAGCGGGCTCATGGAATGTGTCCATGTAGCCGCTGTAAAACTTACGGGAGTCCCAAAACATCTTGTTGGCTTCAGGACCAGCATCCTTGGCCATCTTCTGCATCATGTTGCCGATGGAGTTGTGAAGTTCTTTTGTGGCCGTGTATGTGTCACCAGGGAGATCGCCTTTGGAGAGTTCCGCTCCGGTTTCAGAATAGTAGCCTTGAAGATCACCGAACGTAACAGGAGGAGTGGCAGTCGCTCCATTCTTGGCCAGCACATCGTAAAGTGGATGGCCTTTGGGAATTTGTGCACCCTGATACATAATAGTGTCGGGTTCTGCCTCGGGGTACTTACCCAAGATGTCCCGAAAAGGCTTGGGCAGTTCGGAAGATCCTGTGACTTTGGTCAGAGCAGCACGAGCGGCGGCCCCAAGATCGGTGCCTGGAAGAGGGGGTTGTTTGGACTTGGCGACTAGCTCGCGCACACCATCAAACATGACTCCGGCCTTCGCGCGCAGAGTCTTGTCGAGCTGCTGAAGCCCGTAGATCAGTTGCGACCCGCCAACTTGTAAATGCGCAGCTTGATCGGCTTTAATGCGCTCAGCCGCAGTAGACTCACGATTCTGCCGCGCAGTCTCACCGATCTTCCGGTTGTACTGGCTCTGAGATTTTACGTTCGCCGCGTCAATACCTTCATTGGCGAGCCGGCGCTGTTTGACAAGTTCTTCAACCGGGCCTTTGCCGGTGCCAGTAGCGATGCGGGCAACAAACTCCGGGGCGTTGCGCACACCCCTGACAACTTTCATCATCGGCTCTGTGCCAGCCTCGACGGCATGCGACCCGAGCTTTCCAGCGGCATACATTGTCGCCGCATCCCCGCCGAGATTCCCTAAAGCGGCCATGGGGCCAAGATCGGCCGTGTCCTGCTGCAGCCCTTTATATGAATTCTCGGCCATGGCGAAAGGGTCAAATCCTTCAGGATTGCCGTGGGTAAAGTCCATGGCTCCCTGCGCCATTCCTTGGGGGAGCCCAACCACGCCGCGCGCCGTGCGGTTGGCCACGTTGAAAGGGAGTTGGCCTACGTTTGTGAGCGCCGCAGCCGCGTTCTGAAAAGGGGTGCCATTCAACGGGCGATCCAGCATCGGCTCGGTCATGCGCGAGAGGAGGGACTTCACCTGGCCGGTTGCGCGAGACAAGGAGCCATTGTGTTTGGTGTCGTTTTGGTAGCGCGGGACCTCATCCGGGTGGAGGTTGTATCCTGCCGCCTGTGCATCGGCCACGCGATTGTAAGGGACTTGAATCTCCGGCTTGGTGACCTGCCCCTGATTGAAATCGTAACTGCCCATGCGGTAGAGGCCATAACCTGTGCCTGTGGCAGGATCAATGGAATTGGTGGTGAGATCAGGTGGGGCAGGAGTGGACGGGGCAGGAGTAGCCGGACCGATAAGTGTGTCGAGTTTAGCGTGTCGTGGATCTCCAGCGGGAAGATGCTTGCGAATCTCCGCGAGATCAGTCTTATCCTGATCGCTTAGCCCATACGGATTATTTTGATCTGCCATTATTCAATCCCCGTAATCCGTCCTTGTGCATCGCGAACTATTTTTATTTTCCCCCCACCACTGGCCCCACTGCTCCCTCCCGCTGCATTTGGCCCGATCCCCCTACTCTGAATTTTCCGCGCGGCTTTGTCTAATTGTTCCAGGCCTGCAATAGCTGCCTTTGGATTCGTGGCATTGCGCCCGACAAGCTCGTAAATGGCGTTAAGAGCTGTCTGGGACCGCCCGCCGAACACCCCGGCTAAGTGGTCTGCTGTGATTCGTGCGGCAGCTTGGAAACGTTGCGCGTCAGGATCTTGTGAGCCGATCCATTGTGTGACGTTGGTGATTTTACCCGCTACTGGACCAAACAAATCAGAACGTGTGCGCAGAATATTCTCCATATCGGTCATCTGCTCCCGCGCGCTCATGGCTAGGTCCGCGCGCCCACGCTCGGTTCCGGTCGGCATCTGAAGGCGGTAATCGATGCTTCCTGGAGCGTGCAACCCTTGGCGCATTGCTTGACCGGCAGTGGAATAAATTTCGGAAGCGGGATCGTTTGGGTCAACGGGGGTGACAACACGGCCCTGGCTCAGCGCGTTCATGCGCGCCACCCCCGGTTCGGTCGTTTTTGTATTGACCATATTTTTATAACCCTGGACAAACTCGCGATCTTCCGGAGTCCAAGAGGATTCAGGCCGTCCAGTTATGGCGATGAACCGAGTGTCATTTGACGGAGTACGAACGGGAGCAGCCTTCTGGTAAATTTCCGGATTAGTAACTTCCTCGCCTTTTTCGTCGTAATACTTTCCCCCGTAAAAAGACGCGGCCTGGGGTTCTCCGTTCGGACCTTTAAGCGTTACAGATTTTGGAACTCCTATACCTGCCGATGTTGAACCAGGCATCCCATAGGTCTGCATGAGAAAACGCTGGTTCTCTTCCGGAGTGACCTTGCGACCCATGGTTTTTTCGTAAGCGTCGACAGTTTTCTTGAATCGTACACTGGGGTCTATGCCGCCAGGAGCGTCCTGGACGGTGAGCGCACCAGTTTTAGGGTCTTGAACGAGAGCCTGATTAGAGAGCGTGACTGGGTTCCACCCCAAGTCGCGGATTGTGCTCTCCTTGAAAATTCGCTGCTGATCAGCTTGCGCAGCCATTTGCTGCGCCGTGATCTGCGCTTTCTTCAGCTCTGCGTCCTGCGCGAACTTGGCAGCGTCCTGCGCCCGCTGGGTGCGGATGTCCTGAGCGTCCGAGAGCGCCGGAGCCACGGGAGCGAGTACCGAAAGAGCATTCCAGAATCCCATTGTGGCCTCCTAGTCCGATCCTGCGTAAGGTGCTTGGTCGCCGCCGTAGCTCGTATCGAAACTCTGCATCGGAATGATCTGGTCCAGATAGTTTGGCGTAGTCTCAGGTTGCGGAGCTGCGGCGGCCAATTGCTGAATGCGGGTAAGCTGAGACGCGCCGGCGAGATTAGGCTGAGTGCCGCCTGGTCCAGCGAACAGCTTGGCCAACGCTGCAATGGAGTTCGCAGACTGGGTGTTCGGATTGACCGCGCCGCCTCCAACCTGAAGAGCCTGGAGTGCGTTCTGATACCCCTGTTGCTGGTTCTGCTGGATGTACGGGGCGATGGCCTGCGCGTAAACCTGCTGAGAAATCTCAGGAGAATCGGTCAGGCCGCGGGTAGCGAGATCGGACTGAGCCTGGTTGGCAACGCCGGTCGTCAGGCCAGCAGTCAGGGGCTGGGTGAATTGCTGGGCGTAAGCATTCATCTTCGCTGGGTCCTGTGCGTAGGACCGGAGCTGGTTCTGGTATTGCTGGCTTTGGTACTGGTTGTACATGTTGTAGGCCGAGGAGCCAATACCCGCGATCTCAGTGCCCGCTTTGAGTTCGGGCTGAATCGATTGGAGTGCCTGAGTAATTCCGTCCATGAGAATAGCTCCTTCGTCAACCAATAACCGGGTTGGACAGTTCAAATTGAGACTGTGGGGCGGGGGGTTGGGTCTGCCAGTTGCCGCCAGAGATGCTGGAACTGGAGCCAGAAGCGCCAGCGCCTCCCTGGCCGCGCAAGGCCGCCAAGATTGAGGCGATATCGGGAGCGCCTGTGCCGCTTGCGCCGCTTGCCTGTGCCGGAGTTGCTGTTCCTCCAGAAACCCCGCCGCTTCCTGCACCGGTCCCGGTGCTCGCGCCGGTGCCACCACTCTGAAACCCCGGATATCCGGCCAGGAGATCGGTCAGCGCGGCTGTGCCGGGGTCGGTCAGCGACCCGCCGGTCTGTGACTGCGCCTGGCCTTGCTGACCCAGCACAGCTTCCTGCTTGGTAAGGTTGGCTTGATTGGCGGCGGTCTGCTGCGCCTGGAGGGTTGCAGCCGCGTTGGCCTTTTGCGCATTGGCATTGTCGATCGAGGAGTTGTTGGCCTCGTAGGCAGTGGCGCCAATGCCTGTTGCGGCCACAGCAGAACCAATCAGCGCTATTTGTGCCGCCGTAAGACCAAGAGTGACTGCCGACATGGGACTAATTCCTTTCTGCCCTTTCATCCGCATTACCGGTCGATGATCGTGACCAGGTTCCGGTTATCGTTCCTGCGTGATAGGAGCTGATCGGACTCGGTAATAATTTCATTTTCCGCTTCCTCAACTGTCTTAGCTGAGGTTGGACAGATCATGGTCATCTCGACCGGTCCGTGCGCTACAGACATTGACTTGCGCCCAGGCAGTCCAGCCAGTACGTTGTACCCTTCGAGGTCTACACGCCGGTCTTCAATCAGCATGGAGCAAGATCCGTTGACAATCAGAATGGTCGCCTTGTTGATAAGTGATCCGATTGTCACCGAGTCGAATTCGCGTCGAACTGTGCGTGCGTACATTCCGCCATGAAGAAGATGCTCGGTGACCAAAGGAATTTGGGGAAAATCCTTTGGGGGTAATGCGAGGCAAAATTCTTGCAAACGTGTAAGCGCATCAAGCACAGCCGGACTCGGTGCGGGAATGATAGCTGGCGGCGTGGGCTTGGGTGTAAGCATCGACATCTGCGTAAGGGCGTCCATAATAGCTAAATCGCTCATTGCCAGCCTCCCTTATACCCGTTCAGCCATTTTACATATTGTGTGTGAGTCGGACTGAACCCCGCCCGCTGTGAGAGCCTCTTGTCGTATTTGCTACCAATACGTGACTGACAAACAAAGCAACGGCTGCCAGCATCAGATGCGAATTGCTCAACGGCAGAGAGCAACAAGTCCTCAGCGTTGGTGTGACGGTACGGAAGATCGACAAACAGTTCCCCAAGAGTGGCAACAAGGTGGCCGTCGTGCATCATAATCGAGCAGAGAACAGAAGCAAAGCCAATGAGTAGACAAGAATCGTCAAGATCAACGTAAGCCCCAAAGGCGTGAAGCACCCCCGCCTTCTCCAACGTATCGTAAAGTGGACGCTGAGGCTCGGCGTCGGGAACTATACATGCGGCAGCATAGGCGCGGATCAGGGCAGCGGCATTCGGCGCGTCGAAGATCGTGGCGACGGAGACCGGGAGGATTGTGACCTGAGCCTCAGCAACGATCATCGTGATTCCCCTTTCCCGGCCTCGCTCAGTGGCCCGACTCCCATCGATCCCTGAAACGGCAACAAGGCCGCTCCCGGCAGTGAGGCAATGATCCTGGCCATCTTGACCTCCTGCGGCCGGTTGTCGGCCAGAAGGGTCAAAAACCCGGCGCATCCCCGTAAACGAGCCTCGGCGAAGACCTGGGGGATGGCCTCTAGGAACCAGTTTAGCGGTATTCCAGACGGGAGAGGAGAGAGACTGATCAAGCGCCATAACACCAGCCAGCCATTAGCAAAAGAACAAACGACGATGGCGAAGGGGGCCGGAGGCGCGAATGGGCCAAGAAGACTGACCGGTTCTATGACCCAGGTCCATTCAGGGACTAGGAACGGCATCCCATGATCGAGGAGAGCAGGAGGGAGGGAGGAGGCTTCGTTCTCTCGGAGATTGCGAACTTGGATGGCCTGGCTCACCCCTTCCTTTTGGCCATACGCCCAAATAGCAGCGCCAGTTCCGTCTCAGTCATGCGCGTCGAAGGCACAATTACTTGGCCGGTGTCCATATTCTTGCAGTCCACCTTGGGCCGATGGGCGCGGTATTTCTTTCCCAAGTCAACTGACACGATAAGCCGGTTGTCGAAGATAAAACTGATGTAGTTGCTGGGGTCCTCATGCCCCATGGCGTTATAGGGAAACAACTCAATTGCGGAATTGCGAGTGCCTTTCACGTTTCATGCCTCTTTCGTAGTCTACAATTAACCTAAAAAAGTCTTGACATGGCTCGTAAACTCTGCTCGAATAGGGCAATGCCAAAGACGACTACATTTTACATCAAATGTTCCGTTGAAGAAACAGCGGCGATCCGAGCGGCGGCAAAGAAGGAACAGAGGACGATTCACAATTGGTTGCGAATGGCCACACTGGGTAAGAGCGAAGGAACATATCCTCTCAAAAGCCCCGGGCTTTGCGTTCCGTATGAAAACCTTAGTGTTGCGCATTTCACGGTAGGCGAGCAGGATTATTTGACAATCCCCGTCGAACGCATTGGCCCCAATCCATCAATCTGGCAAGCTAAACCTGAAACCGGAATCAAAATCATTACAACTTCCACCAAAGAGGCGGGAAGATGATCGCATGTTACAAGAATGGCCGCAAAGCGGAGAACGGGGACCGTGTATTGTGGTCCCCTCCCTACAGACAGGCTAGAATTGCCCCTTTGTACGATGTTGAGCCGGACAGCAGTAGCGGCCACGCGAAATTCGTGACAGAAGACCCACTGCCTCTGTATGTGAATCTCAAGGAATGCCTCCATCTCGATGATGTACTGGTGGCGATGCAAGCGAACGTGGCGGTGGATAGTGCGGCGTCAGGCGGCTGCATCGATCTGTCAAAGCCTCTGCCGGGAGAAGTCGAAGATGCCGAATGACAATCGTACCGACATGCAGGTTGTTTATTTGTGCAACGACGACGGAACTATCCCCGGCTTATGCCCAGCAGGGCTGTGCCATTACTGCAAAGAACTGTTCTACTGGAGTTCCGCGCACGATGCTGTCTATCATCGGCCACAGAACATCGAGGGCGAGGCGGATTGCCCCAACCGCGGGAAATGGTTCAAGATAGGCCCGATGGTTGAGTTTGTCGTTGAGCCCGCCTATGCCCCTCCTAAGGGGGCCTATGTGAAACCGGAGGCAATCGGACACGCGCCCGCTTGGCCCAACGAAGACGAGCAGCAAGAACTCCCTGGCGGAGCATATTAAGAGAAAGGACTCAAATGAACAGACGCCAATTCATTCAGTTTTTAACTGCGGCGGTCGCGGTAAGCGCAGCAACGACATCGGCCGGTGCTGCGGCAGTCGCAGACTCTCCTGACTGCAAAAATCCGGAACACCCGGCAGGCACATCCAAAAGGATGCTTTTCCTAGCGCATAAGGATCATACCCACGTGTTTGGTTGCCAAGTGTGTTGGGACAGAAACCGCGTACAGAGTGTTCAGGTAAAGACCAATCCCGAGTACCAGCAGGAGGTTCGACGCCGACTCGCAACGCAAGGCAGGTTATTGACACAACGCCCTATAACTATGCGTGTTACTTGGGAACGCAGCGAACCAACCGCAAACCTTGGCGATACAGCTAACTAATAATCCGCCTTGCCATAGTGCTTTTTGGGGCAACTGCCCAATCCACGGCATCGATCACCCCGGCCGCGCCGCCGCCCGATCCCGAGAAGTCGATGTGCGCGCGATAACCGGAGCGGAAAATCTTGACCCGGGCCTCAAACAGGTTTGATCCGCCTTGAGGAACGACGTCAATTCCTTGGGGACCGAGTTGTTGGCCGTCCAGCCAAAGTTGTGCGATGATCGACTGGACCATTGAAGTCGACCCATAGCCTTTAATCACAGCCTGCTCATAAAAAATTTTCTGGCTACTTCCTTCTCCAAACAAGTCGGGCGTGCGGAACGACCAAGCCACGTTCGACTGGTCTGCCGCCCCCTGATCCCAATTCAAATCCCCGGACTGCATGCGTTGGATTGTGCCGTCAGTCTTGCCTGCGAGCACCAACGGATAGCCTTCGCCCGCCGACACTGCGTTGAGAGACGAGATCGCCCAGGGCAGATCGAGCACAGTCCAGGCTTTCATCACCAGGTCGTAGCAGAACAGCCGGGTGAGCGCGCCGACGCCCCCAACCAACGGCATTGCGCACAGGTACATCGGTGGGGAGACAGTCTGTGCCGATTGCGATAGGTAGGCATAGGCTGGATCGACCGGGACCAGGTCAGCTTCCGAGTCCACCCCGCCGAATAGATAAGGCCTGATGTCTTCCGATATCAACCGGTCGTTGATCCCGTCAAATACGGCGAAGCCCAGGTGGCTAAAGCGCACAACGCCGAACCCAGGCAGAAACTGAATCGACCGGGCGGCCAGGCAACCAAGATTGGTTTGAGCCGGCTGGATCTCGAAGGTGGCTGAACCGAAGACGCCAATCACCTGATAGGTCTGGAATTCCTTGAACACGCAAAGGGAGCCGGTCGGAGAGATTCCAAGGGCCGCAATCGTGAACGACTGAAGCCCAGTGATCTGGCTCCCATCATCCCGGCCAATGAAAGCGGTGTTAACCGGATTCCAAGAGTTCGGGTTATTCGAGTCAGACATTTTCAGGCAGGTCGGCCCGTCGATACCATCGGAGGTCGTCGATGGAGATGTGTTGGCTAACCAGAGGGAACCAGCATAGGCAACAGCATGCGCGGCACCGCGGGGAGCAACAGAGGCAACGATTGGGCCTTGCGATGTCCAAATTACCGATCCGTCGGCGACTGCGGACCCCTTCGCCGGCGGAGTGCCGGTGAACGGAGTCGTGCCAGAACCGGAGACGCCGCCCTGGGTGGCCGTGAACAGGTAATTGGTTGAACCGTAGAGGGCGGATATCTGCGATCCAGTCAGCCAGGAAACCGATACCTGCCAGGTCGGGTACGCAGCTTGAAAGGTATTGGTGAGAGGAGTCGGCGCCGCCGAACTGAGCAACGAAGGATCGCATTGCTGCGGCGCGTAACCGTTTCCCAGGATCAGGATTTCCTTGCCGGCGAACTGGACTTCCATCGGGATCACGCAGGCCAGACCGGAGATTCCTCCGTAGGGCGAGAAGGACGATGAAGTTGCTGTGGCCAGCGATACAGTCGCTCCAATACTGCCGTTGACTGAGGTGATACCGGGGAGCAAAGCACCAGGATAAGCCGTCGCGACAATCCGGATTTGAAGCTGATTCAGATTTGTGATGGTCGACGGAATGGTGATATTCAAATTCTGGTTCCATGAGCCACCCCCGCCGCCGGTGGGGTACTGCGAATTAAACGTAGCCCACGACGATCCTCCATCCAAGGAATATTGGTACTGAACGTTGCTCGCATTGCCCCCAGAAAAGGAGAGTGTGATGCTACCGTTAACATTCAGACTGAGGACAAGGCTCTGCCCAGGAGACGGGGAAAAAGAAGGGAACCCAGAAACCACCACAGCGGAATTCGTATCGACCGGATTTCCGTAACTAGAACCCGCCCCAACGCCACCGGTGTTGATCGTACTGGGGACAAAAGTCTGCGGAGTCGTGCTTATGGTGTCGAATACAAAGTTGGGGTCGCCGGGGGCCAGTTGCGCTGGCTGTGGCTGTGTGGACGGGAAAGCACCAGCAGAAACAGCAACAAAATCAATGATCTTACTAGGCGGAGTGACCGAACCTATGAAAAGCTGTAGAAGGAAACTGGTGTTACCTTGCGGGATGGGCGTTGAGCCCGCGGTCAGGGAACCTGTGAAGGTCGCTGTGTTTCCTGTGTTCCCAGGAAGTATCAAGTTTCCTGTTGTCGCGGGAAACAAACCGTCCGTGTAATACACATCGTAGCTTGTGGCATAGGGAACAACAGACCAATTGAATACCACTGAAGGGAATGCCACACCGACATTAAGACGGAAAAAGGCTAAATTCGGGTCAGAATGCTCCCCTATGATAGGCCCCTTGGCGACGATAACGAAGGTGTACACCCCAGGAGGATTAGTCGCCGCACCTGAAGTTATGAACGCGGTAAATACGGTTGGCTCAGCAATAAGAAGCCCGTTAGGAAAAGCCAGAGTCGGGTAGAGAGGATACTGTCCACTGGCGTATTTGGTGAAGACGGCCAGCCATGCGGGAGAGAGGAATGGGGCGGGGAGGGAGCCGATGGAGTGGGAGCCGTTGCAAATTTGCAGAGATCCGCGCTGGTTGAAAAGAAGGTTCGAAAGACGGGGGAGCGCGCCGGGGGGCTGGCTTAAAGAGCCCGTGCTTGCCACCAATTTAGCGAACTTTTTTTGCGAAACCGTCTTCGCTGCCATCTAGCCCCCCACAATTATGGGAAGCACATGAGGCAACCCTAAACACAAGAAAACAAATAAGATAGCTGGCAAAATCACGCCGCCGAAAAATCCTCCGAGCCCGCTACACACCTCCGGGCCGTTTTGCCCGCCAACCTGTACCTGTCTTGGGCTCATCACCTGTCGGTTTCCTTTGATCGCCTGGCACTTCTGCTCACAAGATTTCAGCATTGCCTGCTGGCCTTCGATATCTTGTTCGGCGCCCTTAAACCGAGACGACAGATAATCCTTCAAAGCATCTATCCAAGCTGGAGGAAGCTGAAGCTGGTTGTTAGCTTGGCCACGCTGGTAGTGCAGCGGATAGCGAATGCCAGAGAAGTAGATGTTGCACTCCGAGACAGGGGTACCGGCAGGCCATGCCTGTGCGATGGTCCCGCCCATACCTCGGGTGCAGGGTGAGAGCTGATTGGAAACATTGCCGGAATAGTATATGAGTTCCGAGGCAGACGGATCAGCCGGATAAGGCCCGAGCAAAGCAAGACCGAAGCCAAGCACCCAGCCGGTCGCGCCTACGGTGTATGGGACCACGGTCGCTGTGGAGGAGAGCGGAGCAGACAGAACACCCGTGCCAGAGGTTCGTGAAGACTGCGGGTAAAGCTCGATCTGCTGAACCACCGAGTCCTGGTTCATAACCGTCGTACCTGAAATACCTCTGACACCCGAGCGCCGAAAAATATCGGACTTGCTACCCATGGTGATTGGATACCCGTCGAAAAACCCCGAAGTCAGCGAGCGCCAGTTGGATATGACCTGGTACTGGGCTTGGCCATAAGTTGAGGGAATGCCTGTCACATCACGAATGCCTTCCGTGATCGACGTGATAACATCCAGCCCTTCGTCGACCCATCTGTACAACGCCGACGCGCTCAATGCCGTTCCATCCGTATCCGGCAACCAGGCTGAACTGCGCGCTGGCGGGAACCCCTGTACGATTCCAGCGATTGAAAGAGTGAACGGAATCGAGAACGTGCCGATGCCCCCTGCGGGGACGGTGTAGGGAAAGTAGCGGTCCTCACCGCCGGCACCGCCGAGGGTAAAGTAGACGTTGATCTGGGTCGCGGCGAACGAGCAGTTGCCGGTAATCGTGAAGGTCGAGCCGATGGCCCCGGTGGTGACAGCAACCTCAGTGGACGCAGGGGACTCGCCCCACGGAGTGAGTTGGGTGACAGAAAACCAGATATTGAGCGCACCGGTCGGAGCAGGAGTGACAACAACGTTGGAAGGCGCAGGGAGATTGGCAGGAGGGTCTCCTGCCATTTCTCTCAAGGCCATGAGGACATCGCCTACTAAACTCCACTGGGCCAATTGGTCCTCCTAACGAAAAATCGACGGATGGCCCCGGTCAGGTAGACCATCCGCCGACAGTGGGCAGCAACAACAAAATCAGGTCAACCCGATCCTAGACCAGGCTGCACTCCATCTCGACAACCGCAGTCTGCGCCGAGACCGCCATGGTCACCGCAGCGGTGACTCCGGTAATCGCGAGATCGGTCACAAAATCGATCACCTGGTCAATCCCCACTCCCGCCGCCGTAGTGGGAATCTGCCCCACCTGCATGGTATTTGTGCCGTCGGTAACCGTGAGGACCACGGTCGTTGTGCCGGTTGAGCCGACGGTATTGGTCCGGACACGAATCTTGCCCGAACTCGGGGCTGGATCGCCGGCCGCGTTGAACGCTGCGGACTGGCCGCCACTGAAGGACACAAGACCCGTGGTGGGCAGAACAGCCGTCGAAAGCGTGTATGGGCTCGCTCCGATCAACTGCGCAACCATCATCGGGTAACCGCTTGTCGCTCCGACATATCCGACCAGGAAAGATGAATACTTGGTCGTTCCGGAGACGCCATCCGTGGCCGCTGTCCAGGTGAAAATGTACGTGGACGTGGATGCGTTGGCCGTAGTCAAGGTGTAGTAGACCGGCGCCGAAACCGACCCATCGGCGTAGATGGCAACGAGGCCGAAGATAGCGATCAGCGTTCCGGGCGTTCCGGGCGTTACCGAAAACCCGGTTGGCCCAGCCTTGGCCGGGCCGGGAATGTTTATGGTAGTGGTGGCGGCTGCCGCGGCAACTTGCGCCACGCTGCCGTAGCAGGACGGTGAGCCGAACCCGGGCATCGTCTGCGCAACAGAATTCTTGAATGGAAGTGCCATTGTGTTTCTCCAATCCTGCTTGAGCTAAAATCCGGTTAGCTGGTACTGAGTTGCTGGGTTACGGCGTCAGCGAAACTTCCCAATCCACGGATGCGGTGAAAGTCGATCCGCCCAGAGTAACCGCGATACTGACTGAGGTGATAGCCAGATCGGTACGAAAATTGATGGTCTCGTCAATCGCGTTGCCGGCGGCAGTGGCAGGAATTTGACCAACCTGAAGGGTAGTCGTTCCGTCCGTCACCGTGATGGTAATGGCTGTTGTCGTGCTCGCGTTTACCGTATTGGTCCGGATGCGAATTTTTCCGCCCGAGGGAGGAGGGCCGCCGTTGGGGTTGAACGATGTGCCGCCGGTCGAAGGTGTGGTCGTGGCCGCAGCGATCGTAAGGGTCGTAGGCCCTGCCGTGGTGGTAATGGTCTGAGTCGCGGAGCCATTACACGAGGCTGAGCCATACCCCGGCATAATCGCTGAGACTGGATCAAGAAAAGGTAATGTCACGGTGGTTCTCCTTGGAACGAGGAGGGGAGGAGCAAACGGCTGTCCTCCCTTCCCCAGCTCAGTCCTACGTGATTGGCGTAATCGCGACGTTCATCCTGGGCGAGATGCAGCTCAAGTTCCAGGTCAGGTACATGCATGAAACGAGAACACGCTGGTTGCTCGGCTTGAGGAACGGATCGACGTTGAAGTAATCCGCCTCGTGGAACACCGGGAAGATGTACTTCGAATTCAATAGCAGCGCCTGGTTAGCCGTCGCAAAATAGTCGGCCACGGTCACGGCATTGTTGAACAGGAAGTGGTTGCGGAATCCAACCTGCAAAGCCTCGTCGTCCTGCATTCCCTGGCCAAAGCGGATGTTGCTGACGAAGTTGTTCTTGAAGGCCGCGTAGGAAGTCCGGTTCATCACGAACAGATCGGGCTCATCATAGCCCCAGGTGACGGACTGGTAGGCAGGCTCGGCCGTAGCCGAAGTCAGCGCAGCACTGCCGCCGGCAGCCGCGGTCGCAGGCAGCCACCAGGCATTCGCGGACGAAGCGCGGTTGATCCCGGCAATAGTGTTGGTGGTCGAAACCACCCACGAGTTCAAGTCGTCAACATCGAGCGATGTGTTCTGTGGCGATGTGTGCCAGAGCGCGCGGGACAGCTTCTGAAGGAAGGAGCCCGAGGCGGTCTGAAACTTCGCCCGGATGATGTCAAGATTGTTCGACCCACCACGGTTGAGGATGATGTCGGTAATCGGAATGACCACCGGCTGGCGGTATGGCTTCCATTGCTGATTCGCCGGCTGAACCGAGTCCACGACCGAGGTATCCAGCAACTGGTCGCCGTAATAGGCGCCACCGGGAAGTTCTTCCTGATAGATTTCCGGGAAGATCAGCTCGCCGGCTCCAAACCGCTTGCCTTCTCGGGTCAACGCCCAGAAAACAGGCGAGGGTTTGAAGACGTTGTCGCCGAGGATTGGAACGATGAATTTCTGGGAGATCGCGTTAACGGTGTTCGAAAGCTGTACCGGCGGCGATGCCAATCCCAGGCCAACAACTGATTGCGCCATGATGTGTTCTCCTGGTCCAAGCGAGGATGGGGGAGGTCGCCGGACAGTTGGTTGCGGTTGATGTCAAGGGAGGAGAACTAGCCTGCTCCCAGAGAAACTTGGGCTACTGCACCATTCCTGAACTTCCCAGTGCCGACTTCAAAACATCTTCGTCCGACATGGCCGCCGACATCGCTTCCTCGAAGGACTTGACCTGCCGGGTCTTGTTCCCCTTGGCATCGGTACGCTCGTTGTAAGGATCGAATTCACCCGCGGCAGGCCTGGCCGTCGAATTCAACGGGTTGCGCGAAGGAGGAGTCAAGGTGGAGATGCGGTTCCTCTCCTCAATATCCTTGGTCAGCTTGGCCGTTTCCGAAGCCTTCCACTCGTCGCGTTCGGCCTTCTTGCGCGCGTCCCAGGTCAGCCGGTCCACCGCGGCATCAATCTGAAGGAAACCGTCCTTGTCCTTCAGGTTCTTTTCGGACGCATACTTGTATGCATCCTCGTAACCCACGGCTACACCCTTGGGAAGATCCTTGGTGGCCTGCGCGAACTGCGACTGGTACTGGTCGTTCAAATAGCGGCCAACAGATGTGTTGACGACACCGGTCACCTGGCCGAGGCTGTTGGTAAGGGTGGACTTGAGCGAATCGAACTGGCCGGGCAGGGCGTCGAGCTTAGTCGTGAGTTCGGCGAGCTTGGCGTCACGCTGGGCCAACTCCGCCTTCATTTGCTTCACGACCGGGCCAAGGAGCGGGTCGTCATCGGAAAGGCCGTACTCGGCCTGGGCCGCGGCACGAAGCTGAGTGGAAGTCGGTTGAGTCTGGGTAGTTTGCTGAGTCTGTTGCTGCACTGGAGCGACAATCTTGCCATCCTGCGCCAGCCAGCCGGCCTGCACAGCCTGCTGGAACTTGGCCGCAAAGGCCAGTTCGGCCTGACCAAGAGTAGACTGCCTTTGCTCGATCTGGGCAGTCAAAGCCTGGCGCTCAGCCACGGGCAGGGCACGGATTTCACCCACGTTGACTGTCGATCCGTCGGGCAGATTCAAAATCATGTCATCGGCGTACTTGGCGTTCGAGAGAATATCTTTCAAGGCCATGGGGGGAGGGTCTCCTTCTTACAGGGTTACTGGCCGCCCGTACTACCCGCACCTGACTGCTGACCGGCGGGGTTAGGGATGGCTGCGTTATTGGCGATCGGTCCGGCTGAGGCGGTAGTGGCCGCGGCCTTCTCCGCTTCTTGAATCGCGTTGTCGAGGTACTTGACCACGTTGAAAAGATTGCGCGTTGTCCCTGGCATGGTGAACGCACAGCGGGTAACCAAGGTCATGACCTGAGATTTGATTGAGGTGAGCGATTTAACTGTCGCATCCGGATCGGCGCCTTGAAGCTCGGCCAGTTGCTGAGAGAGCTGGAGCCCAGCCGGAGTGGCGGGAGGAGCATTGGAACCACCGGGGCCACCGGGTCCTGGAGGAGGGCCACCGGCGCCCGGTCCACCGGGCATCGGAGGTCCGCCTGCTCCCGTCATGCCGGGTGGAGGAGGCATCGGGCCACCAGGGCCGGCGGGAGGACCACCTGGTCCACCTGCGCCCATCTTGGCGATCAACTGCCGGGCCATCATCTGTGCGAGTGCTGGATTGCCTGCTGCCATTGAAAGCCGCCTGCCTTACTTCTTGTCCGACCAGTAGGGCTTATCGCCGCCTTCGGGGATCAGGCCAAGGGGGTCCTTGATGTTGACGACGGGGGTGTTGTTCACGTCGGGGCCGGGCTCATTGCCGGTGCGGCCAACAGTGAGGGGGGACTTAAAAATCTCGGTGTTGAAATTTACCCCGAAACCTTCCTTGATCTTTGCCATTTTGCTGCTCCTTCGATGCTGGTATCTGATCGTGCTGGTTGAACTGTCCGGCTGCTACTTTCGGCCCGTCCACGTCTTGCCTACGCGCCGGTCCACTGCCCTCTTCATCCTGGGAATCGTGTGGCCTACACTCGCTGACTTCATGGTTAAACCTCCTTGGGATTCGGCAGGAGGGGGAAGGTTACCGCTCCCTCCCCCTGCCGTTTCCTGTCTTGCGCATCCTACGCTTTCGGCGTGGAAGGCAGGGCCTAGTCCCCCACCAGTTCCCCCTCCGGTCGCCGAACGAAGGAACCTGAGTCCCTTCTACTTGCGAGCGGCGGTGCGCCGACGCCGTGTGGATCGTCTGCCTCCACGAGCTGCCATCTGCGTACCTCCTTCGCTCCGGTTGCTGAGTCAGGCCAGAGAGGATGGTTGGTCCAGACTGGTGCTCGGCGGCTAAGAAAACGGGGCGCGAAGGCCAGCAGCACCGTTTCCGGGATGAGTCAGGATCGTTTGGCTTGGCGAGAACGAGTCTTCGCGCCACGGGTAGCGATCTTGGCACGCATGTCGCGCAGGAACTTCCTGGGTTGCTCGAAGTCCTTGACGACGCGGGAGCTTGTTGCGGGGGTTCCGGCCATGGGACTCAGGCTCCTTTCGGAAAGTTGATGCAGCGACGGATAACAGGGGCAAGGGTCAACAGAAGAGGGCGAACCCTCTCGGGTTAACTACTTGCGCCGCGCGACTGCGCGCCGCTCTTTCTTGGTTTCCTTGCGATGCTTCATGGTGGTTCTCCTTCCGCACGAGCAGGGGCCGTGAGGCCGGTGAAAGTGCGATTGGAGTCAGGATAGAACAGATGAGAGGGAAGCGGGGAAAGGGGTAATAACACCAATACGAGGGGCTAATTGGAGTTCAGTAGATGTTCAATATAAAAGTCCGGCCCGAGTGCAGCCCGCCCCAGCGATACTGGCAAACTGGAATCCCAAATTCGGCCAAAGTTCCATTTCGCAACCAGGTGTGAACTGTTTGCGGACGCCTGCCCATCATCCTGCTGAACTCATTGACTGTTAGCCAATGCGCGCGCCAGTTGTGGGGAGGAATACCGCGGGCGGATGAAGCGTGATCGGCGGGCGGCTCGGATTTTGCGGGCTTGCTCGTAGTTTCCAATTTTCTCCTTATTTCTTGCCCGATCGGACTTTAGCTAGTGCTTGCAATGCCTGCTGGGTCTGCTGCTCTTGAGCAATTCCTTCAGGATCAGGATAACCCAAAGTTCGCAGCCCACGCTCCGGCCCGACAATTCCCTTTTCCATCAAACTTGGCGTGATCTTTCTGACGATGGCCTCGGACAAAGGCCTGACTGAAGCGTCGTCCAGTGCCAGATCATAAGTTGAAGGATCGACCATCCCGTCCCAACTAGCAAGGGTGATTCCCTCGGGACCTTTATACGCCAAATTAGATTTCGCTTGAAATTTGCACATGCAGTCGAAATAAAAAGTACCAATTGACTCCACCGTCTCGCTCAAAAATCTGCCGGCCAATTGCAACAGCCCCGAAGACTGCAAAACCGCACTGTCGAACAAGTCAGTCGAAACGTTCCCGGCGCCGGGGTCACCCTGTCGCGAAGCCGAAAATCCAAGCACGTCATTCTGCATCGAAAACAGTTTGTCAACAGCCTGTAATGCTCCGTTCCCGATAGCGTTAGGCGTGATCGGCGTGGGAGGCTTCGAGCCCGGCTTGATTGTCACCACTTCGCCGGGGAGACCGCCGAACCCATCGATATCGATTCCTGTATTTTCTTCTATAACCCATAGGGCGTTGTTCATGCGTAGACCATTCTCGAAGGTCTGTGACATGAACCTCTGCCCGAGACGCTGCATATTCTCGGTCATGCGGGTGACAGGGATGCCCCAGGGACCGAAGAGGGGAGGCAATATGTAGTTCGGGAAGATGGGGAACCGGGGGGCATTGATGTCGCGGCGCCGCGGGTACGGATTATCCCCATCTTGGAGGATAATCCCCTCGCAATCGATGAACCAACGACCGTTGGGATACTTCAACCGGACTTCTGGATCGATCAAGGATGTCGCAGGAACATCGTCCTTCTCAACGGTCTCACGAGTGTAATCCCAACAGAAGCAGTGATGGACTAAAACACGCCATTCGCTGCTCTGGGTTTTTGAATTACTTCCGGGAGAGTTGGGCATCGTGCTCATCGGCCCCGGCGGCTGGCCGATTCCGTAGCCGGAATCACCGGAGAAGGGCTGGAACCCACCGGATGTATGCCGAGGCTTGATCGCCCTCGATGTCACCGGCCACTTGAGCCTAACGTCCTCCAAATTCATCCATGTTCCCCAGCCAGCGTAGGAGGGGTTCCAAGTGTAATCTGTGCCAGGATCGAAGAAGACCAACCGCGGATCAATCGATTTGGCCCACATGCCGCCGCGGGCTCGGCCCAAATCTGGATCAAACCCAGCCACGATCCATCCAGCTCCACAATACCGGGCGGTCAACCCCGCCATCAGCAGATGAAGATTCATCTTCGAGATTTGCCATTGAGCCTGTAAAGAAACCTCGCGAGCAAGATCACGAGGAGCGGTGGGCCGGGTGGCAGGATCGTCAGGATCAGCCTGGCGCGCCGCAGCGTAGGAGGGATCGGAGGAGCCAGCGCTCGGGAAAACGTACATCTTTGGCGAGAGGTTACTAACTTGATTTGCTTCTTCGAGCATTATTCTTTGAAGCATCGGGATTGAAAGGCTAGGCCGATAGACAGGGCCTGGAGTCATCGCATCTTGAAAATTGTAAAGACTCTCAGCATCCCGAAAAAAATTTTCGCCTAACGCTTTGTTGCGGGCGGAATCCGACGCGGATATCCAATCCTGAAGATGGCGCGACCTCGGATCGATATTCTCTTGCTTCTGGGACTTCCGCGCGGCTCCGATGAATTGAATGTTCGCCATCTAAACCCCCGTCCAACTATATACTAGCACCCCTTGATCAAGGAGCGTACAATGAGGGTGTCGGGGTTCGAGCCCCGGCGAAGCCTAATCGTCTCAGGAGGACGAATATGACACCCCCAGGTCCAAGTGTACTCCGCCACTGCAACTACTGCGGCAAAGAATTCTATGTGTACGCGTGCGCTGTTAAGTGTGGCGGGGGAAAATTTTGCTCTCGCTCATGCAACGCCAAGGGTGGCCACATAATCCACGGCAAAACCGAGAGCCGCACTTATATGAGTTGGGAAGCAATGATCCAAAGATGCTGCAACCCCAAGGCTGCGGATTTCCCTAAGTGGGGAGGCGCCGGCGTAACTGTCTCGAAAGCTTGGAGAAAGTCGTTCGTTACTTTTCTTGCTGACCTCGGGGAACGCCCAGTAGGAAAAAGCCTCGACAGGATCGATGGGAAGCTAGGGTATTGCAAGGAGAACTGTCGGTGGGCGACACCCCGAGAGCAGAACCAGAACCAGAAAAGTAACCGCCTACTTACGTTCCGTGGAGAAACTAAATGTGCGGCAGAATGGGCACGCACGGTTGAACTGTCCCACCATACTATTGAAGCCCGCCTCGACCTCGGATGGACCGTCGAAGAAGCCCTCACGATTCCCGCACGACGAGCCAAAATCAAAACAATCCGCAAAAAACGCCTTGCAGAAATACTCTCGTAGCGCCGCATCAACTCCGGCGGCGACTACGTTTGGAAGATGTTTTCTTCACCGCGCTGTTAGCACCGCGGATCGCGCGAGCATCGTCGTGAGTCCTAGCGAGGATGGCATTGGCCGTCGCAGCCCACTGCCGCTTGCGCTTCGGCGACTTGACCGCGCGGTTATGCTTCTTGGCCTCGGATGCCGTCCAGGGCACGAATCAGCCCCGTTTCTTTGCCGCGCGCCTGCCTGACTTCTTCGCCTCAGAAGCCTTCACAGCCTTGCGCAGGAAAGCGGTCGAATGCGACTTCGCTTCGTAGCCGGGGGTCTCGTCAGATTCTTTCATACCGCACTCTTTACTGGACTTCATCAAACACCTCCAATTAAGTGAGAATCGACGGGGCTGGCTGCTTCGCCGGCTCGATGACGCTTGGAGCAACCGGCACGGAAGCAACCGGCGCATCCACCACAAACTTGGTCCGGAAATCGGCGTCCTTGACCACGGACGACTTCCCCTCGCTATCCGTCACGATCCAGTCACCAGCGAACGCTGGGCGGCCGCCCTGAGCAGTCTGGACAAGGACGACAGTCTGGTGATGCAGAGGATCTTCGCGGGTTGGGTAGCCGGCAAACGAGTTGTGGGCGTCGGGCTTGCCGAGATACTGAACCGCTGCAACCTCCAAAGGGGCTGGAACGCGGAGGGCGTAAGTCTTCGGCTTGGGCGCTGCGGGCGCGACTGCGTGCGGCACCGGTGCCGGTGCTGCCACTGGTGCGGCTGGTGCTGGCACTGCCACTGGTGCGGCTGGTGCTGGCACTGCCACTGGTGCGACTGTTGCAACTGGTACTGCTGGAATCGATGTCGTGGACATAAGAACCTCCTTAAACTCGGTTATGCGCGCCGTCCGCCAATTCTGGATCTGCGCCGGCGGGCCGAACGGGTGGGGTTACGGCTGCTGCGATGGTGGGCAGCGGGGGAGGAGGTCGAGCCTGACTCCCCCTCGGCAGCCGGGTCGGACCCGGCTCCAGATTGCCCATCCCGTGTAATGCTTCGTTTCTTGGATGACTTGGTTGACCCACCGCCACCCAAAGCCTCATCGGCGTGGCCGAGAGCCTCTTCCTTGCTGGAAGCTACGCGAGTGACTGACCGGCCGGATTCGCCCTTTTTGCCGGAGCGCTGGTGCCAGCGGACGACGTGGCCATTGTCTGCAGGGGAGATGGTGACTTCCGGAGGGGCAGAAGATGCGTAATCGTCATCCACGGCGGCGGCTCGCTTTCTTCGTCCTTTTACGAATCGAAGATGAAACGCGATGTGGGGTGGAGACAGGAGGCGCGCCGCCGGAGCGGCCGGGGGGTCTGGCCTCGCGCGAATGATAGCTCTTGCGAGGATTCTCCGTCTGATTGGCTTCAAAGTAAGCCGGGGCCGTAGTCGAGAACTTGGGACGGGCGGTATTGGACACGAGGTGGGAGCCTCCTGCTCCGGATGGGGGCTAGGGAGAGAATAACGCAGAGGGGATGAAGGCTGGGGTAGAACGCCATAACACCAATGCTATTCCGGCTCTTCATCCGACTCCTCAACATCTTCTCCTGAGTTTTCCTCATCTTCCACAGCTTCTTCCACAGACCCAACTGAAAGCCCCGCAACCTCGGCCGCATCCATCCTGAGCCATCGGCCCAGGACCGTCGCGGGCGTCTCTGTCGACTCCGCCTCGGTCTCCTTGGTGTACTGCTCCAGGTTGGTGATGATCGAAGTCGCTTCTTTCAGGTCGAGCGCGCCACCCATGATCAGCGTGTCCAGGTTCGCCATCAGGTCGTGGCGGAAGGCCGCGTAGGCTGCGGTCTTCGACTTCTTCCGATTGTTATTGAAGGTCTCACCGATTTCGCGGAACAAGCGCCGCGCGTCAGAACGCTCGGCCTCGGTAGGGATGATCTTGGACGGTGAAGCCTCGCTTTTGGGGACCAGCTTTGCTATGTCCCTGGGGAGGGCTACGGCACGACGGGTCGCAGCCGGCTTATCCTTCTTCCCACTTCCGGCTGAACGCCCGGATCGGCCGACACTGTCGGCCGCAGTGCGCGCCCCTCCGGGGCGCCGTCGGCGAACGTCCCCTCCACCGCCGCCTTCTGCCGCGGACTGGGCTGCCCTGTCGGTTGTGGAGTCTGGCCTGGTTTGCTGAACGGCAGCGCCCCGTCGCGCAGAGTCGTCTGGGCTCTGAGGAACCTTTGGTGGGCGCCCTGGCCGGCCTGGCGCTGATTGAAGATTTGGTCCTGCCGCTCGGGGGTCAGGACGGTGTGGCGCGACCGGAACAGTTGCGCGGGAGAAAGCTCTTGTTCCTGGGAAACCGGTGGATGATTGTCCGGGAACAGGCCTGAAGGTGGGGCGGAGGTTGCGGACTCTGGGTTTAGCAGGCTCCGCAAGAAAGCTGCGAAGGTCGTCGCCGAGGCCTCCGACGGGAAGGTCAGGATCAGTTTGTTGTGGTCTTGTTCTATCATCGTTCATTCTCAACCCCATTTACTTTTCCGCCGCACTGCCAACGCACACCGTAATCGTCCGTGTACTCACCACGCTTTTGTTTCCACAAAAGGCTCGACTGATCCGGTATGCCCAGCCCACAAGACGACGCACTGCCAACGCACACCGTAATCGTCCGTGTACTCACCACGCTTTTGTTTCCACAAAGGCTCGGCTGATCCGGTATGCCCAGCCCACAAGACGACTTGCTTGGTGTCCTCTGGCGTTTCGATCATGTCACCAACAAAATAAAGAAACACCGGCTGCCACTTTTTGAGATCGCTCATATCGAATCCTCTTCGTCCCAATCAGGAATCTCGATAGTCTGGTTTTTCAGTTCATGAAAGCAATCACTAAGAAATTGAATCCTGCCATCCACCACGATCGAGTGACAATGGTGCTCCGGCTCGTCTTTGTTGCAATTGATCGACGGCGTGAAAGTCGGCTTGTCCATCGAACCGTTCCAGCCCCATGATGCACCTTGGGAATTCGTGTGGCCATTGACCGAGACTGCGTGGCCATATCGTAATCGGCGGTGTCTACGACGGCCCACTGGCCTTGTGTCAACGGTATTAAGCGGTACAATAGTTTGGAGGGTGTCATGCTCGCTCCTTGGGCGAATAGGCTTGTCCGGCGTTTACAGCGCCTGACACCCCATTTTAACATCATATGAACTCCAATCGGTTCATCTTCTGTTTCCGTTTTGAATATATCTCCAACTTCCTGAGATGATCGTTCCCGCTGGTCAGTAACATCCCGGCCCCGGTGACACTCGGATCACGCAACCACTCCGGCATTTGGCCTCGGGTGGGGGAGAAGCCCGACATTTCGAGTTCTTCCTTCGTCAGCATTACGTTCTTTGACAACTTCGTTTGGCATGGATTTGGGTGGTTTTGTTCGAGTGCTATCCAGCCAAGAAATCCGGACATTAATACATCGTCGTGGCCCACAGCAACGTTCCAGCGGAAACCCATTTCCAGTTTTGACTTCTTCATTTGTTCGACAAAAATTTTGTCCTTGGGCACAACACGCTTGTTGTGCAACGCGGTCCTAAACAACGCAAACATCATTCGACGGTATCGATCCGAAGTCTCGAATCCGTAGGCCATGCCGTGCTTGGACATATCGGCTTTGTCGTCACGACCCTTCCAACGATACTGCGTCGGGTAGTAGAGACGATCGCGCAATGTGCTCATCACGATGTACCCCAAGCTGCCCGTCAACTCGACGTTGACCATCGCGCCGTTGAAGTAATAGCCCAACGCGGCGACGATCGGGGATAGCTCCTCTGGGCTCACGCGCGACATATACCTGGCAGCAAGATTTCCGGTCTCAGCATTCCAGCAAACCATTGCGCTGTAATCGCCAGGAGCCATCGTGGTTTCCTCACCACGGGCTGTATCCACACCGATGAAATAGTGATGACCTTTTTGCGGGGTCTCATAAAGACAAAGCGGACCATCAGTCCCTTTTTGTACCTCCCCACGCTTGCCATCAGCAGACAAAACGCACCTTCCCTGCCACGGAATCCTGACCACTGAACTGTCAGCAAATTGCATCTCTTCGATAGTGAAAGCGGGATTTCCAGTGGCAATGAACGCCTCTTCTGGCGTCCCTGGGAACTCAGCCCTCCACCGTTCGATGATTCCCTCACACCGGGTAGCCAGAGTGTCGCGAAACCACGCAATCTGGCCCCGGCTAATACTGACCTTCTTGCCCGTCTTCCAGTGCTTGATGTCGTTCATCAGGAAGCGCTCATATTCATCTCGTGGAGCGTCTTGAGCGAACTCATCGGGGAGCGTGTACGAATCGTCACCCCACCATGGAAGGAATATCGGCAAGAACTCGTTCTCGCCGGACACCGCGCCTTCCCAGTATTGGTAGTACGCTTCACCGGGGCCTTCCATGCCGTTAGCTGTTGATTCTATTAGACTTATGTTGTTCGGATCGGAAGATAGTGTGTTCATCAGTGACGTGAATACGCCCGCCTGGGGATAAAATCCAGCCTCGGTAGCGTGCAAGAAACTAGAAGTCAAACCGCGTGCGCCTTCGACCGTCGCGGCAGTGTGATGTGTGTATATGGAATCCGGGCCGTCAGAATGTGGCCAAGTTAGAATCATCTTGGTAGGCTTCGGCGCGTTCGGGTAAAGCTCCCGACAATCATTAAAAAACCCACACGCCGTCTTGAAGTTCTCGGCGGCGACATTGGCCTTCTGTGCAACACAGCGCGCCAGCGCTCCCGGATGCGCAATGCAGTGCGCTTGACCGAGGCCCGTAGAGAGTAAAGAAATTCCGACTCTGCGAGCTTTGAGGAAAATAATATACAGCCGGCGGCGCCGCGCAAAATGCGCCCTGGCCATATCGAAAACTTCTTGCTGCTGGGGACGAAGAATGAAATTAGGAAAGTTTCCCGCGTCGCGATCTCGAATCACAAGACGACTGAAGAATTTCTCAACGTGATCCAATTGCAACGGAATGACGGGCCTCCTGCTTAGCTCACTCTAGCAAATTCTCCATACAATTTGAGCGCGGCTTCGTTGTAAATGCTACGCCCCTCTTCTATGGTGTCGCACACTCCCAAGTCCTTTGTCCCTTTGGGTCATACATGGAAAACCAGCAACGGTCGCCCACACGCTGTGCGTCACAGGCATCAATCACAGATTGCTTCCCCTTAGTAAGAGGAAGAATTCCTACATCCCCGACTATGGTAACCGGGCGTGGCGGCCTTACCATCATCGAATTTCCCCCTCTTCTTGTCCGTCGAACCGCAGCTTGTTCCGTTCCTCCGGAGGAAGCATCTTCTCGCGATTACGTTCGCGAACGCATTGAACTCCGCAGTATCGGTAGGGCATGGGCACGCCTGTCTCGGGATCTACTTCCGCCCCGGACATAATCCACTGACTCTTTCGAGATTCCTCCAAGGTCTTTCCGCAGCCGGTGCAACGCTCCTGGTTGCTCTCGTCCATCCTACCCTGCAGAGTCTCGGCCGCGAGGTCACACTGGTGCCGCATCTTCGCCAACATCTCCAGGCCGGAGGCGACCGGGAGCTTGCGGAAATACTGCCTGACCTCCAGCTCCGTCGCGGAGAGCGCGAGCGCGGCGGCGACGTTGGCCGCGGCGAGGGTGGAGTAGGGATTGCGGGGATTTACGACCGCCGGCTCGGGCTCAAGTTCGGCCCGCAGGGCTCTGACCACGGCGGAGCCTGCATCCGCCGCTTCAGCAGCTTCAGCAGCTTCAGCTTCAGCGCGCTGGGCTTCAAGAGGGGAGGCATACTGGCGCTCAAGTGCTGCTGCCGGCTTGACTGCCAACTTGGGCGCCGGTTTGACTGCGGGTACGGTGCCAAGGCCCTGGGTGGGCTGACCGGTATGGACTGCGGCGAGACGTGACATTTGGGGTCCTTTCGAGTTGGATCTGGTTAGGAGCAATACTTCCTAGAACGCCGCGATGCGCTCGCCAAGCACCGCGGAATATTGCACCATAAGCTCATACTGACGGTGCATGCGGTCCTGTTCCTCACTGCTCAGTTTATCGAATATCGCGGTGTTGAAGAACGCATTGAGTTTGGAACTCTTCTCGTCGAGTTCCTTCTTCTCATCCACTACACGCTGCTGATGCTGTTGCATAGTTTTCTCTCTTTCCTCGCTGAGGGCGATGCCGTGCATGTCGATGACAACCCCGTCGCCGTCTCGGTCGTCATGGAACTGATCAGTGTATCCGGCATCCGTCAACTTACGCCGGATCTCAGCGTAAGCCGCAGGGGAAATGGGCAAGATCACATAAGTGTAGGTCATCTCACACCTCGAAAGAAATTGGCACACATCGCTTCAATCTCTTCCTGTGTAGGGCCGGCCTTTATACGTGCTGCGGCATCTGGATGAATTCCTTCTTTGGTCCATTCCGGCGACAGACTCCAAAGGCGATCCAACAACTTACTATCGGCTTTAGCATATTTGAGAATGTCTATCCATGAATCCCAAACATGACCGTTCCCGCCAAGGTCGATAAAAGTATCGGAAATCGTGTTGTAGAACGCAAACTGACGCGGCCACTCGGGATCGTTTTCGTCCACCGCTATTTGCT